ATGCTTGTGGGGGCGTCGGTGGGGGCATCGAAACCGATAATGGGGGCATCCGTGCCGCTTACCGATTCCCAGTGCAGAAAGGCCCCGCCGGGCGACCGCGATTACAAGCTCTCCGATGCAGGAGGCCTCTACCTGTTCGTGACCGCCAAGGGCCACAAGTCCTGGCGCCTGAAGTACCGCTTCGGGGGCAAGGAAAAGCGCCTGATGTTCGGCCCCTACCCGGATGTCTCGCTGCGCGAAGCCCGCGACCGCCGCGATGAAGCCAAGCGTATCCTGCGCGCGCACAAGGACCCGGGCATTGAGGAGCGCAAGCGCAAGATCGCCTCGCACGCCGCCGCGGGCGCTACCTTCAAGGTCGTCGGGAAGCGCTGGCACGCTGCCCAGCTTGGCCGCTGGTCCACGACGCAAGCCACCAAGGTTCGACAGGCCCTTGAGCGGGACGTTTATCCAGAGATCGGCGCGCTTCCGCTCGACGATATCGACGGGCCCATGGTGCTGGCGCTGCTCCGCAAAGTCGAGGAGCGTGGCGCGATCGACACCGCCAAGCGCATCCGCCAACATATCTCGGCGGTGTTCGGCTTCGGGATGGCCGAGGGACTGTGTAAGGCCGACCCCGCCGGCAGGCACCTGGTAAAGGGCCTGTTGCCGACTCCGATCGGCGGCAGCCAGCCAGGCCTGAGCAGCATCGAGGAGATCCGCCAGCTGCACGCGGCGATCGACGGCTCGACCGCCGGCCCTCTGACCAAGCTGGCGTCCCGCCTGCTTGGTCTCACCTTCGTGCGACCGGGCCTGATTCCAACCGCGCGCTGGGAGGAGTTCGAGGGGATCGACTGGAACGATCCGAGCGGCGCCAATGATGAGCAAGTGCCGGTCTGGCGGATCCGCGCCGAGCGCATGAAGCTTGAGCTGGAAAACAAGGGCGAGGAAGCGTTCGAGCACATCGCTCCCCTTCCCGCCCAGGCCGTGGAGGTCCTACGCGCCGTACACCGGCTGTCGGGCCGGTTTCCCTACCTGTTTCACAGCGTGCGCTCGACGCACCAGCCGATGAGCACAAACACTATCGGCTATCGCTACAACCAGTGTGGCTATCGCGATCGGCACGTCCCCCACGGCTGGCGGACGGCGTTCTCGACGATCATGAACGAGCGCGCCACGCTGCTGAACTTGGAAGGCGATCGGCCGATCATCGACGCAATGCTGTCGCATAAGCCCAAGGGAGTGTCTGCCGCCGAGATGGCGTACAACCGCGCAAGACACATGCCGCGGCGCTGGGATTTGGCTCGCTGGTGGGCGAACGAGACGCTGATGGGGCTCGCGCCCGCCGCCGATTTGCTACTCGACCATGAGCGAGCACGCGCTGCAAGGTGATACCGCTTCTCTCACGTAGGCCTGTACGCGGCCCAGCAAGCATTGAGCTGGGCCGCGCAACTGAGAGCGTCGCCTCGCTGTTCGCTATCGTTACGGGCAGCGGGGCAGGCTCAAAAGGTTGTTCGGAGGAAAGCCATCCCCTTCCGTCGTCAGATACCGGCGACCCGATTGTGGATGCGTCTTGACGATTACCGCCACGGCGCGCTGCTGCGCCATGGTCCAGAACGTGTGGCCTTCATCGATCCACCGGATAATCGTGTCGATCGGTTGCGGGTCAGCGTGGAAGGTGCCGCCGAGCTTGTCGATTCGGCGATCCAGGTCGGCGCCGTCAGGCGTGACGCAGGTAACTTGATAGTGGCCCATATGCTTCAGTTCCCATCCTTGGGGAGAAGCAATCGCCTTGACCTATCGCCTTGGAACCGCCACGAAGACGGGGCATTTAAAGCACTAGTCCGCCGACGATTGCAGTTCGTTTAGCGGATGATCGGGGCCGGAGCGTTGGCGCGCTTCGGCCCTAATCGTGTCGGCGTTCTCTATCGGTTCCATCGCTGGCACTGTCGAGTCGCGACTGCCAAAGGGTTAACGAATCCCTACATCTAGTTGCGCGAAAACAACGATCAGACATAAACATGTCTTTATATGACGTTCTTGGTCAATCGAGAAAGTCATCGCTCCGTGACGCGCTTGTAGAAGCCTCGATCAGCGATAGCAGCGTTTCGTGCCGCTCTTGCTGCTGCGCGATCTCCCAAAGCTGCTCATAGAGCATCGCGCGCTGACCCGCCGCTTTGCGGCCGATGTCTTGGAGAACCAGGACGATCCACACCGTGCAGAAGCCCACAGCCGCAATGAGCGCCGCCGTGTCGTAGCTGACGAACCTCACTCCGGTTTCTCTACCGACTTATGCTTCACGATCTTCCCCACGCGCTCCTTGAAGCGCGCCGGAACGTCGTCCGTCTCTAGCTGGCGCGCGGCCTCCTTGAACTTGTCTAGCTGCGTCGTATCCTGTGGCGGTGGCAATTATCGTCTCCTCACCAGAACTTCCTCACTTATCATTCTTTGGGGACAGTAGCAGCAGAGAACGCACTTATATGGTCGCGGGCGGCTTTGCCGTAGCCGGGAACCGTATCAATGAGATCGAGGACAAGATCGCCCTGCTGAGGGACGACGCAGGTATCAGATCCGAATTTCACTGGAGCGGCTATCGCGGTGGCAAGCGCAAAGAAGCGTACGAGGCCCTGGTACGCTACGCCTTCGATCTAGTGAACAAACGCCATGCCGCCCTTCACGTGATCGTCTGTAAATTCGAAGGCTACGATCACAAGGCGAAGGATGGGGAGTCCAAAGACACCAGCATCAATCGAATGTATTTCCAGCTATTGCTTCACAAAATTGCGAACTTCTACGGGGCAAAGCGGGCCATTCACGTGCGATTAGATGCTGGGAATGACTGCGCCGATATTTGTAAAATGCGCAACCAAGTTTGCGCAGCAGCCTACAGCAAATACTCCACGTTACCGAACTGTGTACGATCTATTGAACCGGTCCAATCTCACAATGTTGGTCTGGTGCAGATGGCCGATGTCATTATTGGGGCGATAGCCGCAAAGCGGAACAAGGTTCAGCACACTTCCCCGAAGGGGGACTTAGCCAACTACGTGCTGAAAGCCTCAGGCCGCCATTCGTGGGATACCAACACGGCGTTCAAAGCCCGCTTTCTCACCGTCTGGCAGCACGAAACGAAACTGTAGGTCCCCCGAAGCCCTAGCGCTGGGACTGGCCCGGCGCACGGCTGGTCTAGCCAGCGTATTCAGGCAACGGAGGCCTTCCGCCTATATCGGCGCTTCCGGACCAAAAGTCAATAGAATCAGTACCTTGCTAAGCCGTTGATCTGAATCGTTTTACGCGCCGCACGAAAGAAAATAGGTACTGTTTGCCATCGCGCGGCACCCCATGATCGTGCGGCCCGCAATAGCGTTGTGCGAGCGCTGGCGGTCATCGACGCGGGCAATGTCCGCTAGTGGGACGCTAGCCGTCATTCGCCTTTGGCTACGCCGCTGCGCTCCATCCCATCGGGTTCGCAAGCCACCCCTGCAGGTCGCGCTCATACCAGGCGATCACGTTGGCACTGAGCCGCACGCTGTGGGGAAATTCGCCGCGATCCATCTTTCGATAGATCGTCGCCCTGGACAGGCCGGTGCGGTGTACGACCTCGGGCATGCGGGCGTAGCGATCAACGTTCGCCGTGCTCATCAACATCCTCCCATCCGATAGCGGCGCCAGTACGTGTCCCACCGCGCTGCGGCGCCGGCCGCGATCACCGCGCAGCTGAGATCTCGCCCGCCGGGTAGCGAGCACCGCGCGACCATTCGATTGTAGCTGGGCTCGATCGCGACGCAGTTGAGCTGCCGGTGCAGGACCATTCGCTCTACGATCTGCTGGCTCGCTCGAGCCCGCGAGTCGCTGCAGACATACCCTGCCCTGCTCTGGCGGCACGGCTCCGCGCTCTCGAAGTCCGGTGCTTGAACCCCAGCAATGCGGACCTTCGGCCCATTGCGACACCAGAGGGGCCCATCGCCGTCGTGGACCTTCGTTACATAGCAGGTGAACGGAGTCCCGGCAGTGAGGGTCAGTGCGAGCAAGAGACTCATGCCGCCTCCCGCTGCTTGAACGGCACGACCGCTTCGCCGCCACCATCGCCGCCGCGGTGAGCAGCGCGCCAGCGCCCGCAGAAGCGGTCGCCGTGTGTCTCGGGAAACATGGTGACGGGGAACGTAACAGCCTCGACGACGACTGGCGGGTTGACCTGGCATGTGCCCAGGGCTTCCGACGCGGACGGATCGCGAAGCGCTGCCGCCAGCTTGGGCGCCGAACGCTGCCACCATTTGCAGGTGGAGCAGCTATGGGCAGATTGGTTCAGCATATTGGAGCCTCCGTGCGTGGCTGCCGGTAGCGTTCGGCTTGCTGGATCAGGGCTTGGATCTCGCTGGTTGTGTGCTCACCGCAGCTTTGATCCTCGTGCACCTCGGGGAAGACTGAGGTGACCGACACTCGTCCGAGATCATCCCATTGTGGTTGAAAGACCCGGGGCGGGTAGCGACGGCAGATGCCTCCCCGAGTGGCTTGCGACTTCGGCTCAGCCGTGGCGTCCGGAACGCCACGGCTGAGGAAGTGGATGCAGGTCGCGCAGGGCATTAGTGGACCGCGACCGCCTCAGCACCCTGGGTGCTGAGATCGATGCCACCGATGCGGGCGAGATCTTTGATCGACTCCCAAAACAGCTTGTTGGTGCCCCCGCAGAAGCCGTCGATAAAATCCGGGTGCTTCGGATCCACGATCGCGTGATCCGACCAGTCGCCACCCGCCGAGTGCTGGAAAGCGATGCGCAACTTCGCGACGACGCCTTCGATCGTGGTGGCGCGAGCGCCCCAGATTTTCTCCTCTAGCGCCTCCACGCGCGCATCGGCGGCATCGTCCTGCTCCTTCGTCCCGCAGCCGTTAGTCAGATAGGCCGTCATCTCCCGCCGAAGGCCGGCGAAAGCATTGAGAAGGTCACCGTCGGTTTGGACGAACGCGCCGAGCCGACCGAAGCGTCGTGCATCGCTCACAAAACGATCCACGATCTCGCCAGCTCGGACGAGTTCATGGCCGTCCTCCTGGTGGAACAGCTTCAATTTAACGGCGAGTTCGGCCGGACTTGGCGCAGGCAACAACCAAAGGCTGATCAGCGCATCCGTCCTGTGGCCCCAGAGTTCTATGCTACGGTCGAGCGCTTCGCTGAATCCGACTGAGTTGGATTCGGCCTCGTGCTCGGGACAGCGAGGCTGGCCCTGGCGCCAGTCCGGATACTTGGCAGCGATCTCCTCGAGTTGCATCGTGACGGCGCTGAAATCGTCGCGGTCGAATGCTTCGGCAACTTGGGCAGCTTCGACGAACGCGGCATAGCCCCGCTCCCATGCGAGCCGCGGCCCCCTCATGAATGGACCAGAGGGAATTTCGGTTACGCGTTTCAGATCGGCCTCGATCAGGCGGGTGTATTCGAGCGCACCGAACTGCGAGGTGCCATCGCACTCGTTGAAGTAGGTCAGCTTGTCGACCACGTCCTGAACGCACTCGGCCGGCGCGACGATCAAATCATGAAGGGCCTCGTATTGAGCATCGCATAGCTTGTCGAAGGTCGCCTCGGCTTCGCTCATGTCGAGGTCCATTGGGCCGTCGAGATGATTAGCGCTAAAATCGGAGGCTTCGGCCCGCGCAGCAAGAAAGGCAGTCTGGGCCTGCGCGAACGAAGGCGTGGGCTCGGCAAGTTCCTCGAGGGTGCTGTCCACCACTTCCGCGGACAGTTCGTCGAGTGCCTGACGGATGGTGACGACGGCGGTGTCAGCCTGGCCCAGCGAAATCGCGAGCGGCGAGAATGGATACGCCTGCGCTTTGGTGATCGTGGAGTGGAACGTCATGGTCTTGCTCCTGCAAGGGGTTCTCGCAGGAGATCAGATCACACTAGCGATCGTGATTATCCTGCGTTGCCATAGCGAGGCGCCAGTCCTCGGCGGCAAAACCCTGCATATTCGCGGGACACATCCCGCGTCAAGAAGATTTGCGGGATACATCCCGCATGCGATCCAATCCTCGAATTGGCCGATACACCCCGCGGATCACACCAACGACGTCAAAGCGCTCTCCATTCTCATCTACGGCGAGGTATGGCTCGACGAACTCAACCTTTTTCTCGAAACGCAAACTTGGGACGGTAGTGCGCGACCGGAGAACAACGTGGTCGCTTTCCTTTTCCCAGATCTCGCGGGCAGTAACCTCATAAAGGCCCGACCGCTCACGAAGCACGACCGCGAGGTGCCCAACGGACAGGGGTATCTCGTTCTCCTCGGCATATTCGCAGTAGAGAATGTCGTCGGGGCTGAACAACTCGTCCATTGATAGGCCCCGCATCAAGAGGGCGAAACGCTTCACCGGCAAAGTCGTGTGCACTACGGCCGGGACGGTTTCGGCAAGGTCCTCTGGATCGAATGGGTCTTCCCGCCAAACACCGGGTTCGACCGCGCCAACGATGGGAACGCGAACCGCAGATGCAACCTGCTCATCGGGCAAATCGAGGAATCGGCTTGCTGGCATGCCCATGGCATCCGACAAGGCTAATACAGTACGGAAACTCGGATTCTTGCTGCGCCCCGAGAGAATATCCCTCACCCCGTCGGGACCCATGCCAGCCGCCAGAGAAAGAGCCCGGCGGCTCCATTTCTTACCTGGAAGCGTCGCCTCCTCCAGCGCTTGACGCAGCGCGTCGACGTCTACGCTCGTCCGCTTGCTCATACCGTCGGATAAAGGCATGCCACCCCTCCCGCAAGGCATAGGGATGTATCCTTCATACTGGATTGACGTGCGGGATTTGTCCCGCATATAAAGCCGCGCATGGCCGACAGCAACCTGCTCGAAGAGATCGTCACCTTTTGCACTGAGCATTCCCTCAGTTCCGCGAAATTTGGTGTGCTCGCGCTGAATGATTGGAAACTTGTCCAGGACCTGACTGGCTGCGGGCGATCCGCTCCAAGGCGCCTCTGGCCGGAGACCGAAAACAGAGTCCGTGAATTCATGGCTAAATACGGCTCTCTTGCTCAGGCCGAGCGCCGGTGAGCATTTGGCGTGGGCATCCTCGGATAGCCAAATGGGCAAGCCTCACAAGGACAATCAAGCGAGCCTGCCAGAAATGGCGGGTCCCCTTAATCATTGTCAGCCAGATGCCCCCGCAGGATCCGCACCAGGATCAGCATGGCATCGCACGCTGGTCCGTACAGTACTTCCTGAAACCCATCCTCCAATCGATCGAGGAAGGCGTGGATCGTATCGTTCGGCACGTCCGCCGCCTGCATCGTGTCCACGATCGACCCAATCACGATGCCAATGGCACCAAGGGTAAGGTCTCCGAACTCGCGTGCCTTCTTGTCTCTCGCCATGCTGCCGGAGTTACGCTGTGAACGCACCGCAGCTCCACGGCAGGCGCCGCACATTCTCCGCGTCTGGCGCGGTTGAGGTGCAGGGCAATGTCCTCACCGAGATCCGCGAACAGGACCAGGCCACGTGGAAGGACATGGGCAAGGTGCTCGGCAAATCTGAGGACCGGGCCGCCGTCTATGCTGCTGGTCTCTCGCCCGTGGATCTGCCGACATTCCTGCTCGCCTGTCGAGAGTGGGGCGGCCGCTTCGCCGATCCTATCCTGGCGCTGGCGGGTGGTAAGTGGGCCGAGGCCGGCGCCTTTTGCTCCAGTGACGAAAAAGCGGCCCTCACCCTCGCATCCCTCCTCCCCGCCGTGATCGAGATCGAAGCCGACAGCATGACCGAGGCGCACGAGCTGGTGCCGCACGAGGCGCTGATCCGCCGCGTGCATGCGATAACCGCGGTCTGGCTAGAGATGATCGCCAGCGAGCGGGGGCAGGCGTGATAAAGCCCGCCATCCCGCAGGGTCAGATGATCCGCTGGCAAGATTTCATCGCCCAGCCCGGCAAGGCCATGACGCCGCTGTTGTCGGTGTTGAATGCCACCCCCGAGATGTCAGGCAAAAAGCAGATCATCCTGGTTGCCCGCGAGGCCGGTGCGATCTCCGATGCCGACGCTGCCCTCCTCATTCGTGCCTATCAGTTGGGAGCCGCTTAGATGGACCCGCTTACCCCTGCCGACTGCGATCTCCGCGACTTTGCGTATATGCAGCTAGACGTTGTCCGCCTCTTCGGATCGGAGTTTCATGCACTAGCCAGCGATTCCGCCTGGCGCGCGGGCGTGACGCTATGGCTGAAATCCTGGCACCAAGTGCCCGCAGGCAGTCTTCCCGAAGACGAGGCCCAGCTTGCGCGGCTTGCAGAACTCGGGCGAGACACCAAGGCGTGGCGCAAGATCAAGGATCAGGCGCTTCGCGGATGGCAGCGCTGTTCCGACGGCCGACTATATCACCGTGTCGTTTCCGAGAAGGCGCTGGAAGCTTGGCTGGAAAAGCTGCGCCAACGGCTTTCCAGCGGCGCGGGCAATGCCAAGAGGTGGAAGATCGACTTCGATCCGACACCGATCGAGGCCGATATAGAGACTGCCGCTACGATGCTGGCGGCACTCGCCCCGCGATCCCGCGCGCTCGCTAAGGTGAAGCGCCAGCAATCCAAGCGCGATCCCGGCGGGAGTGCCACCGGGGATCCCGCCGGAACTCATACCGGGACTCCCGATGCTATCCCACCGGGAGTCCCGGTGGCAATCCCATCGGGATCGCAAGGGACAGGGACAATAAGTACTGTATCCTTCGCTAACGCTCAGGATACAGCGGCGGACGACCCGCCGCCCGATTTGAAGAAGCTGGTTTTCGACCGCGGCGTGGCCGTTCTGGTCAAATCCGGCAGGTCCGAGCCGTCGGCCAGATCGGCCATCGCCCAGCTCCAACGAGACTTTGGCAATCCGGCCGTGATCGACGCGATCGACCGATGCGGCACCGCGACCGAACCGCTCAGTGCGATGAAATCCCACCTCGGCAAGGCCAAGGCCCAAGCGGAGTATCTCGGGGTATGAGCATCGCTGAGCGCCTTGGCGAGCATGGCATCCGGCCTCGGGATTTTGCCGAAGGTTCGCAGAAAATGCCCTGCCCGAAATGCTCTGGGCAGCGTCGGAAGAAATCCGATCCGTGTCTGTCCCTCACCATCGACGACCGCGGCGCGGTCTGGAAATGCCACCACTGCAATTGGGAAGATGGCTTCGTGCTGTACCAGGATCGATTTCGCCCGGCGTCCAAACCGAAGCCCCAGCCGGTGCTGATCGAGCGGCAGCCCGAGGGTCTGACCGCCGAAGCCATCGCCTATTTCGCGAGCCGCGAGATCAGCGAGGACGCGCTTCGCCACGCCGGAGTGGGCTGGTCGACGAGCCGGAGATCCGTCGTGTTCCCGTACCGGAAGCCAGGCAACACGGCCCTCTCGAACGCTAAGTTCCGACGGCTGCCCAAGGACGGATTTTCCCAGATCAAGGACGGCGAGAAACTGTACTGGCTGCTCGACAAGCTCGATCTTGAGCAAGGCAGGGATCTCTACATCGTCGAGGGCGAGATCGATGCTCTTTCGCTGATCGAAGCGGGCGTGCCGAATGTGATTTCCGTCCCGGACGGGGCACCCAAGGAGGTTCGAGACGAGAGCGCAAACGGCGCGAAATTCTCGTTCGTCGCGACGTGCGACGAGTGGATCGAACCGTTCGAACGCATCATCCTTGCGACGGATTCGGATGAGCCTGGGCAGGCTCTCGCGGAGGAACTTGCCCGGCGGTATGGCAAGGACCGGTGCTGGCGGGTTCGCTGGCCCACGGGCACGAAAGACGCCAACGATTACCTCGTCGAGTTCGGAAAGGTGTCCCTGGCGGAGTGGTGCAGGAAACCCCAGCCCTATCCGATCGAGGGCGTGTTCGGCGTCGCCGATTTCGAGGATGAAGTCCTGGCGCTCTTCCGCAACGGCCGCTCGCGAGGCACTTCCACCGGTCTGCGATCCGTTGACGAACTCTACACCGTCGTGCGCGGGCAGCTCACGATCGTGACCGGTGTGCCGAACCACGGCAAATCCGAATTCATAGATCAGCTGATGGTCAACCTCGCCAAGAACGAGGGCTGGTCGCTCGGGGTCTGCTCCTTTGAGAATGATCCGCCAAACCACCTGAGCAAATGGGCAGAGAAGTGGCTGACGATGCCGTTCTGGGATGGTCCGTCGATCCGCATGACGAGCTTCAACCTCGAGGCTGTGCTCGAACGCCTGCGGGACCATTTTCATTTCATCCGATCGGACGGCGAAGAAAGTCCGACGATTGATTGGGTGCTGGAGAAAGCCCGGGTGCTGGTGAAGCGCTTCGGCATCGAGGGATTGGTGATCGACCCGTACAACGAGCTGGAGCACCGGCGGCCGGATTCGATGACCGAGACCGAATATGTTTCGTCGATGCTCTCGAAGGTGAAGCGGTTCGCTCAAGCGCACGACGTCCACGTCTGGTTCGTGGCGCACCCCGCGAAGATGCGCACCGAAGGCGGGAAGACGCCGGTCCCGACGCTCTACGACATCAGCGGTTCGGCCAACTTCGTGAACAAGGCGGACTGTGGCGTTGTCGTGCACCGCGGAGCCGAGGAAGGGACGACGGAGGTCTACGTGCGGAAGGTGCGCTTCAAATGGGTCGGGCAACAGGGAAAGGCGACGCTCGGATATGAGCGATCGACCGGCACCTACCGCGATCTCGGGAGGGTGGTATCCGCGTGAACGACCAGACCAAGCCCGCGACCACCACGATGTTTCGGGAACTCGATCAAGCCCGCCTGGAGCGGATCGCGGCAGCGCGCCGGGCACTGGCCGACCGTGCCGCGGCAGATCCCGGCGGTGTACAGCGCTTCAACCTGAGGATGGCGCGCCTGCAGGCCGCGAGAAAGCGGGAGCAGCAGCGCGTCGACCATCTCGTCCTCGGCAAGCCCCGCCCTGCCCCGCCGGCACCGAAAAAGCCCGCGGGAATGCCCAAGGCCGAATGGAAGATAGAGCGGAAGCGGCTACTCGCCATCGGTGCCCAGCTCGAGCCCGGCATCGAGGAAGCGTCCCAGCTGCGCGAACGCTGGTCGCACAAGGCCGTCGGCACGCCAGAGACCTGGGAGTCCGCCGAGCGCACGCATAGCGATGCGCTGATCCAGCTCGAGCGCAACGGCACGATCGACAAGGAGCAGCTCGAATGGGCCGCCGAGATAGCCAACGTCTATCGCAGCATTGAGGCGGACGTCGGTGTGAAGGTGGCGAGCCTGGAAGCGCGGGTCGACCAATCACGTCGCCAGGGCGAAGTGATCGAAAGCGTGCGGCGCGTGCGCATGCACCTGGCGTACGGATATTGGCGAGATGCGTTGCCCGCGCCCAAGCAGATGGTGCTCGATATGATCGTCGGCGATCCGATCGGATATACCGTCGCCGCGCGTAGGTATTCAGTCGGCAACCGGAAGGCCAAGGCCCGCCTGATCGAGGCGTTAAATCAGTGGCCCATTTGCGTCGATCGCGCATACAAGCTCTGGGACGATCAGGATATTCACGCGGCCGCCGGCTGAACCATTTAAAGAGCTTAATTGTATATGGCTCGTCCAGGATAAGGCGATGGAGCCAACTTAATAACGCATCTCGGATCATTCCCGCGAACATTCGCCGTAATTAATTCAAACGAGCCGTTGTCAGTGCAGCGTGCAAATTGATAGGCGTCCGGCCTCCCAACCATAAAGCAAACTCGCTCGTTTGGCAGGGCTATACGACTTCCATCAGGATCCCTTCCATCGTCCGCGTACGGTGCGCAAACCTTAGATGGTTTCACCTTGCAACTGCCAATTGTCGGAAAACGACAGGTTCCAACCTTTTTGACCTGGCCATTTCGACACAACATATTCTGATAACTTGCAGGTCCTCCAGGCACCGCCTTGCAAACAGAGCAGGTAATTGAAGAATCGGGAAATGACGGGCGATCTACCGTGGAGCACGCGGCACCTGTACCCGCAGCAGCACTTGCATTTGCGATATTAGTCGCGCCGTCAAGCGCGGCCAATTGATTGCCGCCATCAGATTGCTTGTTTTCCGCGATTGGCACATTCGCGCCACAAGAGGCGAGAAACGCCGCAAATAGTATGAGAGTAGCGATCCTCATATACTTCGCCTTTCATTCGATATGAAAAAGCCCGCGTAGTTGGATATGTGATCAGATACACGAAAACTGCTCGAGGCTCCACGCATTCATTAATCCACCTATTCTGGGTCATCTGCTGCCGGACCATCGGATGGCGTGGAAGCGGCGACAGGTCGCGAATTGATAAACGGTGTACCGCGGGATGCGGACGGGAAGCACAATAGCGGCCTTACCGACGCGCCAGGGGCATGCACCGGGTCATTTCGGAGAAGCCTTGGGGCATTAACAAAATGAGCGCGCGCTCATGTAATCCGAGCATTTGGCTCCGTGATGAACCTATCTCTTGTTGCCGGCATGTCGCCCGAAGTCGCTACACAGATCAATGCGCCGTTGGGAAGGCGCGCATGGGGGTGGCAATTGGTGAGCGCGATATGTCCAGCGGAAGCGAAGGCGAACCACGCTATCTTCACTAGCCACGAAGGCATGGACAACGGCGAACGCCGCTTCAGGTTGCTTCACGCTGATGGGACCGGCTACATTCGAACGGAGGCCACGGCCGAAAGTGGATGGCAAAACAGCCATGTGCACGCGATGGCCCTCGAGACGTACGTCGTGCAGAGCGGCTGGATGGCTCTAGCCGAGTTGATCGACCGCCGCATGGTTGTCCGCATAGTCCATGCGGGTGAGATCGTGACCACTCGTCCCGGCATCACCCACAACGTCTATCTGTCGGATGGCGCGATAATCCATACCGTGAAGCACGGGACAGCTATCGGACCAGACCGAGAAGCTGGCATTGATGGACCGGCATTCGACTTGCGAACGAAGGCGTTGGACACCGAGGATAAAATTCGGGCGACTTCGATACTCACGCCGGCCCAGACTTCGTACCCAGAAGAATACCGTCATTTCGACAATTTGATATGGCAAGTCCCCGCCTGGGCGACGGCAATCTTTGCACTCTCCATCCAATCGATCTTGCAGGTGGTGAGCGCGCCTAACGCGCGAGGAGGGCATCCGGGGTGGCTTCCCGTCCTCGTGCTATTCCTTGCGGGATCCGTGGGTTGTTTCGCGTTCGTGTTGGCGCGATTCAGGACCCATCAGCGACCGCTGACGCGCTTCAAATATACGCCGCCTTGGATGTCCGCTTCCACCTGGACTCAATGCCTTGTGACGCTGGAAGCAGCTGCGCTGTTCGGGGTCGCGCTGGTCCTTGCCGGGACAGAAGCTCTCTGGGCTGTGGGCTACTCCCTCTCCCTAGCGATTTCGGCGATAATTGTGACAGAACTGGGCGTCCGGCGAAGAGTGCGTAACTCGTCGAGATCCTAAAGGCTTCGGTGATATCTCGGCCAGATTCACGTTTGGTTCTTGCGCCCGACCACGAAACATGCCAAAAAATCCGTACGACAGCTATGTCGAACGCACTCAGCCCCGCCCTCAAAGGCGGGTTTTTTTGTGCCAGTAATGCGTCTTGGGCGGCCGGCCTGTCCGGAGGCCGGCCGTCCTTGTGCCTGGCCTATGCTGGCGGTGCGCACAGTATTCGGAGCATAGATCGAATTAGCCGTCGTGGGGCGACAGATCCTTTGCCAGGGTCTCGGCAAAGGCGCGGAGCCGATCGCTAGCTAGCAATGCACCCTTAGCGCCCTCGCAAGCCATCTCGACACGACCAAGGACGCGGGCAAGCATCGCGTCCATATCCACTTCGCCTTTGGAGATGTGCGCTAGCTCGGCGAAGAGGCCACCACACGCGGCGGTGAGCGCGACTTCATATTCGAGCCGCTCCCTCACCACCTCCGTAAGTTCCTGGATTGCGGCGGCCTGCGCCCGAAAAACGGCGTCGTGCTGCTTGAGAATATCGAGAATCGCTCGTGCGGCGTCCGGCTGGTCCATTTCCGGCCACTGGCATTGCAGATACTTAGCGTCAAAACCCCGCATTCAATTTCTTAACAGCCGAGCAGGCCGCCCAGCCTCAGGCCAACTGCACATGCGCAAGCAACTGGTCGCGGCGTACGTCCCGCCAAGCCCGCGGCTATGGCCGCGAGATCGCCGCGAATGCCCAGGCGAATGCCAAGAGTTCACGGGTCCTGACCTGTCTCGAAAAGGCGATGTCCGAGAAGCGACCGACCTCGTCGGCTCCGCCGCGGCGAACTAGGGATCCCCTTGAGGCCCCCAATCTATGTACGACGGAGCCGGCACCAAAATCGGCGAACCGCCAGCCTGGCTCGATGAGGCACCGCCGATCGATGACGCCGAAGCGTGGCGCCTCACCCCCCCGCTCAATCCGGACCTCGGGAGGGAATGATGGGTGCGATCACCAAGCTGGGTTATCGCCCGATGCCGGCCGATTTCCCCGACACGTTCATCCGGGTCGGGCAGACCGCCCGTAATCCAACGGCCATGCCGCAGTTATCAGCCGGGCAGTGCAAAGCTGTTCAGGAGATCACGATGACCAAGCCCTTCGCATCGATCAATGAAATGCTGGGTGGAGTTAGGAAGTTCGGTCGACTGACCTTCGTCGAGGAGATCGAGCCACTTGTTCGTCCCGACGATGGAAGCCGTATCAGGCGCGGCATTTTTTCCTGCGCTTGCGGCCGGACGAAGCTCCTGCGGATCGACAACGTGAAGCGCGGCCGCACGCGGTCGTGCGGGTGCCTCAATCTTGAGGTCCTCGCCGCCTTGAACCGGTCACGGTCCCGATGATGGCGAACCGCAAGCCCGACACCGGCCTGATCAAGCCCTATCGCCAGATCCCCAGCGACTTCCGCGACGTGTTCCTGCGCCTCGGCCAGACCAAGGAGATCGAGGAGCATTACCGGACCAACTGGCGCTGCATTCGTCGCTGGATCGAAGATTGTGGCGGTGATGCGCTACGCGCTGAACGCGCGGCACTGATCGGGACGACGCTGCGGCTCAAGCCACATCGGCGGTCCAGTGCGCCGAAGCGGTACGTCCTCGGCCTACGGCTGCGGACGATCGAACGGCCGACGTTCTTCGACCTGGAATTGATGGAGGAGGTGAAGTGACCCCGAAGCAGCAGCGGTTCGTCGAGGAGTATCTCGTCGACCTCAACGCGACCCAGGCGGCTGTCCGCGCTGGGTATAGCGCTGCGACGGCCTCTGAGATGGGATATGAGAACCTCAGCAAACCTCAGATCGCCGAAGCGATAGCTGCGCGTCGGGCTGAGATCGCCGAACGGGCCGGTGTTAGTCAGGAGCGCATCATCGCGGAATTCTGCAGGATGGGCTTTTACGATCCCGCGTCGATCGCCGGACAGCCCATGACCGGGCCATCCGACATTCCAAGCCTCCCGGAGGATGTGCGCCGCGCCATCGTTGGTTGGGGCTGGGATAAGGCGGGCAACTTCACGCTCAAGCTGGCCGACAAGAATGCCGCCTTGGTCAACCTCGGGCGTCACCTGGGCATGTTCACTGACAAGGTGGAACAGTCAGGCAGCATGGCGATCATCGTCAGCAGCGAAGACGCGGGGCTTTGATCCGATTGAAATGACCGCGGCCCTTACCCCGAAGCAAACCGAAGCGAACCGCCTTCTCGCTAGCCCCGCCCGCAACATCATGCTCCGCGGCGGGTCTCGGTCGGGCAAGACGTTCGTTCTGTGTCGCGCCATCGTGCAGCGCGCCATCAACGCGCCAGGTAGCCGGCACGCGATATTCCGCTTTCGGTTCAACCACGCCAAGACTTCGATCTGGTCCGACACGTTGCCCAAGGTCATCAAGCTGTGTTTCCCGACGCTTCGGCTGCGGTGGGACAAGACCGATTTCTATGTCGAGCTGCCCAATGGGTCGCAGATCTGGATCGGTGGGCTCGACGACAAGGAGCGCGTCGAGAAGATCCTCGGCCAGGAGTACGCGACCCTCTATTTCAACGAGAGCAGCCAAATCCCCTGGAATTCGATCGAGACCGCGATGTCGCGCCTGGCGCAGCTGGTCGAGCTCGCCAAGGAAATTGCCGCGGTCGTCGGCCGCAAATACCTCGCGCTCAAGGCCTATTTCGACTGCAACCCGCCCAGCAAGTTGCACTGGTCGTTCACCCTGTTCCGATCGAAGATGAAACCCGGGACCAAGGAGTCGCTTCCCGATCCCGACAACTATGTCGAGATGAAAATCAATCCCGACGACAACCGCGAGAACCTACCCGAAGAGTATTTCGAGGTGCTCGACGGCATGTCGGCGGCGAAGCGGTTGCGCTTCAAGGACGGCGAATGGGCATCCGAGGTCAACGGCGCACTTTGGTCCCTCGAGGACCGAAGCAGCGAGACGGGCGAGACCATCCCGGGCATCGACCGGTTCCGCGCTTCGCTGGAATGGATCGAGGACAAGCCGTTTGCCCGATACAACGGCGCGGTAATCGCGATGCAGCGCATCGTCGTCGCGGTCGATCCCAGCGGCACCAAGGGTTCCGGTGGGGGCGATGATATCGGGATCGTCGTTGCCGGCCGCGGAATCGACGGTCGCGCGTATGTTTTCGAGGACGCGACCTGCAATCTTAGCCCTGAAGGCTGGGGGCGGCGAACGGTCGAGCGGTTCCGCCGTTGGGACGGCGACCGTGTCGTCGGCGAGAAGAACTATGGCGGCGACATGGTGCGATGCACTGTGCAGACCTCCGACAAGACAGTGCCATTCAAACCGGTCGTTGCAACCCGCGGCAAGGTCGTCCGTGCCGAGCCGATCAGCGCGCTCTACGAACAGGGCAAAGTCAGCCACGTCGGCAGCTTCCCGGAACTCGAGGACGAGATGTGCAACTTTACGGCGGCCGGCTATGTCGGTGAAGGCTCGCCGGACCGCGCCGATGCGTTGGTGTGGGCGCTGACCGAGCTTATGCTCGGCAAGACGCGCCACTCGACAGCCGGCCTGCTCTGATGGGTGGGCCTTTCGGATTCGAACCGAAGTCTTCGGGATGGCGTCCCGACGTCCTACCGCTAGACGAAGGCGGGAGGAATGTGGTGCTCGACTTCGGGTGCCGCAACCTCTGACGGCGGTAAAGCCGACGCCCGCCGCCGGATACCCCACGTATCATGGCGTGGATCACCGACAGCCTCACGAGCGCCATCGCGTTCGCATCGCGCCTCAATCCGTTCGGGCGTCTCGGCGGCGCCGGTTGCGACCTTCCCGGCGCCTTCACGCACCAGCTCGCCATCGCGGCCTACATGTCGTCCGGCATGTTGCGGAAGGTCATCGCGATCCCGGCTGCCGACCGCACCCAGAAATGGCGGGACTGGCAGACCGACAAGGACACCATCAAGCTCATCGAGACCGAGGAGAAGCGCCTCGGCCTGCAGGCCAAGACCAAGGAATGCGAGCGGCTGCGCGGTATCGGTGGCGGCGCGATGATCCTGATCACCGCCGGCGACCATAGCCAGCCGCTCAAGCCCGATATGATCGCCAAAGGCGGCCTGATCGCGATCAACGTCGTGTCGCGCTGGCAGATCCGGGGCGAGGATTTCGTCCGGGAGCTGACCGACCCGATGTACGGCCAGCCCCGGATGTGGGTCATGGACGGCGATGGGAAACAGGCCAAGATCCATCCGAGCCGGGTCGTCTGCTATCGAGGTGATGCGCTTCCCGCAGGTGCAGCCGTCAGCGACGAAGAGCGGTTCTGGGGCGACAGCCGCCTTCTCCGCGTGTTCCGCGAGGTAGAGACCTCGGACAACGCCCAGGTCTGGTTCGCGGCGCTGATCCGGAAGGCGAAGCTGCTGCGCGTCGGCATCCCCGACCTGCTCGACCTGGTCGAAACCGCGGAAGGGCGGGCGCGGCTCGACCAGCGTATAGCGCTCATCGCGACCGGCGAATCCTCACTCAACGCCACGGTCTATCGCTCCGGCACCGGCCCCGACGACCCCGGCGAGAAGATCGACGATTACCAGATCACCTGGGCGGGCATCCCGGCGATGATGGACGCGTTCAACCAGCAGGTCGCGGCGGTATCGGATATCCCGTTCACCCGCCTGATGGGCCGTTCCCCCGCGGGCATGAACGCGACCGGCGAGCATGACACCGACAACTGGAACGATGCGGTGTCGGACGGCCAGGAGAACGAGACCCGGCCGTGCCTCGAGCAAATCGACCCGGTGCTGCTGCGCTCCGCCGGTGTCGCCAAGCCCGACGAGGTGACCTGGCGCTGGGCACCGCTCTGGACGCCGACCGAGCAGGAGGAGGCGGCGACCTTCAAAACGACAATGGAAGCGGTCGATTTGCTGCAGGGCACCGGCGCTATCCCCGATCGCGCGTTCGCCGAAGGGCTGCAGAACCTCATGGAAGAGCGCGAGTACATGCCCGGCCTAGGCACCGCGCTCGCCAAGCTTTCCGAGCAAGAACGGTTCGGCCTGCCGGGCGGCGAAGACGACGGCGCCGATCCCAGCGAGCTTACCGAGACCACCAACGGCGGAAAGGAGGCGATCCAGACATCTGCCGGCGGCGGGGCAAATCCCCCAGAGCAACGCTCCGCCCGCCGTGCCGCGAATGATGCGGCGCCGCGCACCCTCTATGTCCGCCGCGATGTGGTGAATGTCGCCGAGCTAAAGGCATGGGCGAGGGCGCAAGGCCTGCCCGCGCTGCAGGAGGGCTTGTATGTCACCCTCGCCTATTCCCGCACGCCGATCGACTGGATGAAGATCGACGGCGAGTGGAACCAGGACGCCAAGGGCGAAATCACCATCCAGCCCGGCGGCGTGCGCATTGTTGAACCGCTGGGCGATCGTACCGCGGTGCTCCTGTTCACGTCGTCCGCCCTGTCCTGGCGCCACGAGAGCATCATCCGTTCCGGGGCCTCGCATGATTATGACGACTATCAGCCGCACATCTCGCTCACCGGCGAACCCGTCGATCTGACCAACGTCGAGCCCTACCGCGGCAAGATCGTGCTCGGGCCCGAGATTTTCGAAGATCTCGACGAGACGCGCTGATGCGCTTCCATCTCGCCGCAATAGTGCGCCGGACCCGCAATTCGCGGCAGTCGCAGATCCTGGTCCGCGACATCATCCCGCCGGCTGTGCTGGCCTCGAACCTCTATGTCGCCGGCTACAAGCCGGTCGTCTCAGCCTGGTCCGCCGCGGTCGATCGCCTCGTCGACGAATACGAGCGCACGCTGGCGACGATGGTCACGGATTCGCCCGCCGACCTACAGGCTGCGCTCGAGGCCGCTGGCTCCACTGCCGAACGCTTGTTCATCCTGCTCGATGCCGCCTTGCGCGACTGGACCATCAACGTGGAGCGTTGGCACCGCGAGAAATGGCGGGCCGCGATCCTTTCGGCCACTGGCGTCGACCTCAAAACGCTCATCGGCCCTGGCGATGTCAAAACGACGCTCGAGCGGATCCTGGCCTGGAACGTCTCATTGGTCCGGGACGTCAATGCCGAGGCTCAACGGCGGATGTCGTCGATCATCTTCGCCGGGCTCAACGAGCGGCGGCCGGCGGCGGAGGTCGCGCGGGATCTGCGCCAGGCCGTCGGGATGACGCGCGCGCGAGCCCAGCGCATCGCGTCGGACCAGCTCGCCAAGCTGACTTCGTCATTGGCGGACGAGCGACGCCGCCAGGCGGGCATCTCAACCTGGAAATGGCGCTGGTCGCACAAGCTCCATGGCCGCAAGGATCATATCGCCCGCGACGGCAAGATTTTCACCGACGAGACGGCACCGGAGGATTTGCCGGGGCAGTTGCCGTTTTGTGGGTGTCGGTCGCAGTCGTTGATAGATTTGGCGTAACGACCTGAAGTCCGACGATTATCGACCCAAAAAGGAATGCGACAAAGGAGAGAATGCCGAACGTCCATGGCCAAACACGCAGGTTGGTCAGGCGTTTGCGGTCTCTATCCCAATCGGGCACAAGGAGCATATCGGTGACCAATGCGGACCCGAGCGTTCCGATATATTCCCCGAGGATCTGAACTGCGCGGGTGCCGATCAAAACGTTGAACACCCCGACAATCAAGGCGAGGGATATCCCGCAGAGCCACGCAATGGCCGCGACGGCCATCACTTGAGCCGACACCTTGCTGCTCCCCATTACGGCAATAAGCGCGCCGGCGTTCACGGCAAGAAGTGAAGCCATTAGCCATTGGGAAGCGCTGGCCGTGATCTGAACTGATTGCCTGCTCGATTCCTCCACGAATTTCAGGAAGCGCTCAACTCCTTCACGTGTTCGATCATCAAGCTCAAGATATTCCCCGGGCTGCGGTGTTTCGTCGGGCATCTCTGCTACTCCCCCCATCTTGATCCTGACGGCGGTAAAGCACTGCCACAAGCCCCGATACATCCACGGGCCATGGTCTATTTCGCCGACGCCCTGACCCTGGATGCACCGCGCCGCACCGCCGACGGGTATCTGGCTGTCCGCGCCAAAGCTGCGCGAACGGGCGTCTACCAGTACACCGGCCGCGAGGTGGATCCCGACAACGCCCATGGCCTGCGCGACCAGGCCAGCGTCAATGTCCTGCGCGACGCCGCCGCCGTTTTCGACGAGCGCTCTGTGCGCAGCTTCATCGGGAAGCCGATCACCAACGATCATCCCAGCGAGGCGGTGACCTCCGCGAACTGGAAGAAATATGCTGATGGCGTGAACATGGGCGCCATCCGCGACGGCGACCATCTCGCATTCGATCTGCTCCTCATGGATGCCACCGCGATCGCCGATGTCGACGCGGGCAAGCGCGAACTCAGCAACGGCTATTCCGCCGAGTTGCAGTTCGGCGACTTCGAGGCGGCTGACGGCACGAAATGCCCGGTCCGCCAAACCAACATCACCGGCAATCACATCGCGCTGGTCGATCGCGGTCGCGCGGGGCCGACCTGCCGCATCGCCGACGCCGCGACTTGTGACGCAGCCCCTCAATCCTTCCTCGATTCGATCACCACCCAGGAGACGCCCGTGCCCCAGATTATCACAATCGACGGGCTCTCCGTCGACATCGCCAATGCCGACGTGGCCAAGGCAACGATCACCACCATCCTCGCAGCGCGCGATGCCGCGAATACCAAGGTCTCCGGCTTGGAAACCCAGGTCGCGACCCTCAGCACCGACAAGGCGACGCTGGAGGCCAAGGTCACCACGCTCGAGCAGGCGGTGAAGGACGCAAAGCCTACCCCCGCCCAGCTGCGCGACGCGGGCAAGGCCCTGATGCAGACCGCCGCGAAGGCGAAGTCGCTCGGCATCACCGTCACCGACGAGATGGACGAGGCGATGATCATGGCCGCGACCGTCAACACCAAGATGGCCGACGCCGCCAAGGGCTGGAATGCCGACCAGATCGCCGCATCGTTCGCTGTCCTGACCAAGGACGCGAAGATCGAGGATGCGATCCTGCCGCTCGGCGACCCGAAGATCATCGGGGATTCCGCCAGCGTCGAAGCCGCCGCGCGCCAGCGCATGATCGACCGCATGACCGGCAAGAAGCCCGTCGAAGCTTAAGGAGCGCATCCGATGCCCGTCATCCAGAGCACTTTTCCGGACCGCATGTCTGCTTACGCCCTCGGGCGTCGGGTCAACATGGAGGAATGGAACAGCATCACTGGCGTTAACAGCGTCGCGATCGGTATCGCCCAGCCCGCGTTCCAGGGCGCGACCGACCAGGGCATCATCGCCGGTGGTGCCTTCGCGGCAACCTCGGTTGGTGCAGCCGTCGCCGGCAACACCGGCGCGGCGACGATTACTGCCGCCCCGACTGTTGCCGCGGGCGCCAAGGCGGGCGTCTACAAGCTGACCGCCGTGTCGGCCGGCGCGACTGCCGTGTTCCTAATGACCGACCCCGATGCGATCGAGCTCGGCGAGGCCACCACGGGCAGCGCGGCGACGATCGGCGGCATCGGCCCGTTCACGATCACCGACGCGGGTACCGATCCCGCCATCGGCGACCAGTTCACCATCACGGTGACCTACACCGCGAACGATGATTTCCTCGGCATCACCGAGTGGACGCCGGACGCGGACGCGGATGGCCTGTTTGCGATCGGGTCCAATGTCCCGGTCTGCGAATCGGGCGTCATCGCGGTGATGGCTGGCGGCACCTGCACGCGGCGCACGCCGGTCTACTGGATCGCCGCCACCAAGACCTACACCAGCACGCCCGGTACGAACTACCGGATCCGCAACGCAGAATTCGACGCATCGGCAAGCTCGGGCAGTCTTGTCCCGGTTCGCCTGCGCCGCATCCCGCCCGCCGCATAAGGAGCGACGTTAATGCGCATCGATATGACCGACGCCGCCCAGGTGTTCAGCTTCGCCCGCCAGCAGAGCCATGTGCTCAATGCGCGTGTCTACGAGATCGAATATCCGGAGATGGATATCGGCTCGCTGATCACCGTCGATACCTCGCTTCCGGAATGGGCAAGCGGCATCGACACCCTGATCGGCGACAAGACCGGCAAGGCGGAATGGCAGTCCGGCGCCGCCAAGGACATCCCGCTGGCAGACACCAACCTGGCGCTCGTCGAGCTGAAGTTCGACATGTACGCGCTGGGATACCAGTGGAACATCGAGGAACTCGGCAAGGCGCAGTATCAGGGCTATCCGCTGACCGAGCGTCGCGCCGCCGCCGCGCGCCAAGGTTCGCAGGAATTCCTCTGGTTCAACTTCCTGACCGGCTCGACCGCGAAGGGTTGGACCGGGATCATCAACAGCTCGGTCATCACCCCGGTCGTCCTCTCGATCGGCACCGACACGACCACCGCATGGGTCAGCAATGCGGGTGTCGGCAACAAGACGCCTGCGCAGATCGTCTCGGACGTCAATGTGCTGCTGCTGGGCACGCCGGGCCCGTCGCGCATCGTCAAGGACACGCTGCTGCTGCCGGACGCAGCGCTCGATTACATCGTGGCGACGCCCTACGGCGTCACCTCGCCGAACATGTCGATCATGCAGTACATCATGGCGAACAACGAGTGGACGCGCCGCACCGGCAAGCCGCTCAAGATCCAGTCTCTCGATGCCCTCAAGACCGCCGCTACCGTCGGAATCGCAGGCGGCGGCCGCGCGGTGGCCTATCGCAACAGCGACGACAATCTGAAGCTTTGGGTGCCGATGCCGTTCCAGTTCCTGCCGGTCTATCAGGACGGCCCGCTGAACTTCGTCGTGCCCGGCATCGCCCGCACCGGCCCGGTCGACATCTTCCGGCCGAACGCCATCAGCTACGGCGACGCGGTGACGCCGGTCCCGGCATAAACGGTCCGACGCCAAGGCATTCTGAGGCCCGCCTTTAACCGGGCGGGCCTTTCATTTTGGAGCCCGAACATGCTCACCATCAAGAACCTGACGAACTCGCCGCACGAGCTGACCATTGTTTTGCCCGCGATGGGCTCGGTCTCCGGCCTAACGTTCGCACCCGCCTATCTCGCTGCGATCGAGGGGCTCGGATATTTCGAGTTGTCTGAGGCATCTGACCCTCTCGATCACGATCACGATGGCAAGAAGGGCGGCACCGCCGACGCAGAAGAGGCGGAGGGCGACGAGGTGAAAGCGTTCGTCTCGTTGATGCTCGACGCATCGGCGGAAGACGTTGCAGCGCTCGTCGATGGCGATGACCGTCCGAGCGATGCGGTGCTGCGCACCTATATCGAGGCCCGGACCGGCAAGAAGGCACATCCCAACGCCAAGTCGGACACTCTGGCTGACAAGGCGAAGGACGCCGCGTCCGCGCCTGTCGAGGGAGCGGAGTAATGGCCGGCCCCTATGACGGTCAGCGCGCCGAGGATGGTACCGCGTTCGGCGGTATCCTGAAGGCATGGCCGGTCGGATCGACGGTCCTGCCGAGCAACGTCAAGGCCGTGCTGTTCAATGCCGACGGCACTGCGGACCTCACCAATTCGGACGATTCCACCGAGGCCGCTGTGCCGGTACTCAAAATGGTACCCCTTCCCTTCGTGCCGAAAAAGGTCACTGCGATGGCGACGGCGACCAAGTGCTACATCGTCCTCCCCTGACATGGCCTATGTCGTCCCCACCGCCGCAACCCTGAAACAGCGCTTCCCCGCGTTCGCCGCAGTTGACGACGTGACCGTGGAGTATTGGCTCGCCGATGCGCGCCTGATCGTCGTCGACACCTGGATCGAGAACGACCGCGCCCCGGCCGAGATGGCCTTGGCCGCGCACAACATGGCGGCGAACGGGCTCGGCGTCGGCGGTGGCGCCGTGGGGGATCTGGCGCAGATGGGCGTGACCGACTTCAAGTCCGCGTCCATGTCGGTCAGCTTCGACGCCGCGCGCGTCGCCGCTGCAAATGCGGGCGGCTATCGGTCCACCCGGTACGGCGTCGCCTACCTCACCTACCTGCGCCGCAATCGCGGCGGGCCTTCTCTCGTCGGGTGCGCCGGCATCACGGTCTGCGGCTGATGCTCGCCGACGCCTTCGCCCAGGTCGCCACGGCGGTCAGCTCCGCATTCGGCGGCCCTTATCATGCCGGCAAGCTGCGATTCCCTGGCGAGCCCGTCATGGATGGCGGCTCGATCGTCTCGCCGGGCACGCCCGAGGAATATGATTGCCGGGTCCAGGTCGATGCGGTCACCGAGGCGATGCGCGGTCAGGACGGCTTCACCGACAAGGACATGCGGCTGCTGATCATCGCGCCGGACCTGGCGCGCGCCGTTGATACCTCAGCCACGGTCGAAGTCCTGTCGGGTCCACATGCCGGCGTCTGGATGATCGCGACCAACGCAAAGGATGTCCTCGGGTTCGCCTTTGACGGTCGCGGCCGGATCCTGGCGCAGGATACCTACGATGCCTAAGATCACCGGGGCGAAGGCCTTCTCCGCACGCCTCAAGCGCCTGACAAGTCCCGAGGCGAAACGCCAGATCGAGGCCGCGTTGTTCGCCGGCGGCGAGGAGATCCAGGTCGAAGCGCAGATCAGCATCACGAACGGCGCGGTTTCGGGCAAGAATCACGTGCCGTCCAAGCCCGGCGAGCCCCCGAACCAGGATACGGGCGAGCTCGCCGGCAATATCGAGACCAACGTCGTTGGTCCGCTGCACGTCCAGGTGTCGAGCAATGCCCCTTATGCGGTGCCGCTCGAGTTCGGGACATCCAAGCTGGCCGAGCGTCCCTATATGCGCCCGGCGACTGCAAAGAAGCGCAAGGAGGTGGTCGCGCTGGTCCGAGCCGCGGTCGGCAAGATCGCGCGCGGCGGCACGGTGACCTGATGGCGATCGATAGCACCATCCCGGTCCGCCAGGCCGTGCTCCGTCACCTCGCGACGATCCCCGCGGTGACGAAGATCGTGCCCGCATCTCGGCTCTATGCGATGACGGTGGCCGAGCCGAAATGGCCTTTCGTGCGCTATGGCGCGTCCTCGCCCCTGCCGCTGCGCGCGACCGGCATCGACGGCGCCGAGATAGGTGTTGCCGTGCACGGGTTCGCCAAGGCCCGGCAGAACTCCGCCGGAGCGATGCTCGAGACCGCCGAGGACCATGCCGGCCGGCTTGGTGCCGCCTTGGCACGCGCGCTCGACGGGATCCGCCTCGATATCGCCGGCGGGCACTGCAAGGTCCGCTGGGCCGGGTCCCAGTTGCTGGTGGATGCTGCTGAGGCCGACGCGTTCCATTGCGTCGTGAACCTCCGGGTGCAATGCATCACGGTCTGACGATTCGGGAGGGGCGAATGCGGACCTGGATTTTGGTGACCCTGCTCATTGCGAGCGGCGGCTGCACGAGCGCCGCCTCGGACGCCGAAGAACGGTACGAGATCGTCAAACGCGGTGGAGACGCACAGAGTATATGTTCGGCAGGGCGGAAGGTGGTCGATGCCTATCTCGCTGCGAAAGATGAGAATAAGTATCATGAGTGGGATACGAGGGCCTCGATCGAGTGCCAGACGGCTTGGCTAAAAGAGCAGCACATGGAGCCCGACCGGATGGTGACCGACGATCTCGTCACCAACACGAGCGCTCCATCTTCAGAAGACCCGCCGCTCGACAGCGACAATGCCGACATGTAAGTCGCGGAAGTGAGCGACACTGCCAGCATCGAGCTCGAGCTATTCCGAGAACTCATTCACGAGCTGGTGCGTGCCGATATCATCAGCGATGACATGATCGATAGCGTGCGCGAACGCTTCGACGCCCAGGCTCGGATCCACGAAGGCACTGAGACCGGGGAGAAGTTCGAGCAGCTCGCCCACATGGCGACAGTGTTGCCATTCGAAGCAGCGGCCCCCTCACCGGCTGAATTCCACGCCGAGCAGCGGCGCGCACGCATGCGGGTCGTCTCTGACGGCGGTAAAGCGCAAGACTGACCACGGCTAGCGTCCGCTCGGAATTCCAGCGGAGCGCGCAATGTCCGAGCCCAACACGATCGAATTTGCCCGCATCGGCGTCCGAGACATCGGGTCGAGCGATCCTTTCACCTATTTCTGCGGCATCCAGACCACCGGCTTCAACCGCGCGGTCCAGACCAATGACCGCGCCGTGAAGGATTGCCAGTATCCGGGCCGTCCGGCGGAGCGTCGCATCCGCGTCACCGGCCGCTCGCGAACCCTTACCGGCTCGGGCCTCTACAACGAGGACCAGCGCGAGCTCGTCGACTCGATCGAGGGCGTCCGCAAGGAATACCAGGTGGTGTTCGTAGACCTCGACGACGGCACCGAGGCCGGAACGGACGTCGAAATCCGCCAGGGCCCCGGCATCGCCACTTCGATCAACATGGGCACGTCCGAGAATGATCTCGGCACGCTCGAGATCACCATCGAATCCGACGGCGCCTGGACCAGCGAAGCCGCGTAAGGAGAACTGACATGGTTGCCGGTGTTCGCGCCAATATCTCGCTCACGATGGATGCCACTCTCATCGGCACCAACGACCTCGGCTCACCGAAGCAGCGCGTTCTCATCGACGAGGCGCTGGCCTTCGCTGCCGGCACCGCCGCGGTCAACCAGGCCGACCTCATGTTCGCCGACACGCGTACGATTGCCGCGTCCGGCTCGGAGGACCTGGACCTTGCCGGCGTCCTCACCGACGCATTCGGCCAGCTCATCGCGGCCGCCGAGATCGTGCTCATTTACGTCAAGGCGGCTGCGGCGAACACCAATTCGGTGATCATCGGCGCCGCGACGGCACCGTTCGCCGGCCCGCTGGGCGCGCTCGGCACCTATACCGTCAAGCCCGGCGAGTTCTATTTCGCGGCATCCGAGAGCGGCTGGGCTGTCGGTGCCGGCGCGACGGATGATCTCAAGATCGCGAACAGCGGCGGGACCACCGGCGTCACCTACGACATCGTGGTGCTGGGCCGCACCGTAGCAGCGTGATGACCGTCCAGACGGCCCTGGAGCTGAAGTACGCCGATGGCGACTATCTCTTCGACCTGCCCTTGCCTCAGATGCGCGAGCTGCAGGAAAAGCGCGGTTGCGGCATCTTCAAGATCTATGGGCGCCTCCTCAAGGGACGCTACCTTCTCGGCGAGACGCAGGTCGCGATGCCCGAAGAGGGTGAGGCCTTCGCCGAGGACATCTTCGAGGTAATCCGGCTCGGCCTGATCGGCGGCGGCAAGGGAGTGGTCGACGGCAAGGATGTGGAGGTTTCCGCGATCCGCGCTCGGACGCTGGTCGAGAATTACTGCCATCCAGCACCCCTGCGCGAAAGCTGGTCCATCGCAGCCGCCGTCGTCGCGGCCCGCATCGAGGGCTACACCCCGCCGGCAGATAAAAAAAAAGCGCGCCGCGCAAAAGCAAAGCCGGTGACGGACGCGTAGATTTCGAAGAGGTCGCCATCAACTGCACCCTGATGGGTCTGGATTGGCGGCACCTGACCTGGTGGGAATATCAGTCCCGGCTCTGGCACTGGAACCGCCACCACACCCCCGCCGACGCGATCCCGGAACCTGATTACGATCGCATCCGCAAGATGATGGTGCACTGATGGCAGTCGAAGCAGATAGCGTCGTCGTCTCGATCATCGGAGACACTTCCAAGCTCGATGAGCCGGTAGGGCAGTCCGCCACCAACTTCGATCGTAGCATGTCGACGATCGAGAAGTCCGCGTCCCGCGCGGAGGCGGCGGTCAAGCAATCCGCGGCATCGCGCGCGACAGCCGAGGAGGACGCGGCGAAGCGCACCCTCGCTGCGCAGCGAGCCGCCTTCGTGAAGCTCTCTGAGGCGAGGCAGGCCGTGGTCGCCGGCGTCAATCGCGGCGAAGATCCGGTTCAAGCCCTCACCCTGCAGCTGCCCAAGATCGCCCAGGCCCTGTCGCTCATCGACGGCCCCGCCGACAAGGCCGGCGAGTCGCTGAGCGACGCAGGCGGCGATGCGAAGGAAATGAGCGGCGCCCTCCTCGATGGCGTGAAGGATTCCGGCCTCCTGACGGGTAAATTGGCCGGCCTGGCGAGCGTTCTGTCCGGCCCCTTCGGTGCGGCCATCGGCGCCGCTATCGGGTTCTTCGCCTCTTACATCGCGTCGACCATTTCCGCGACCGACGAGACCGACGAGCTCGTCGATAAGTTGCGCAAGGAGGCGGCCCAATCCGAGCTGACCAGGCAAGCCAAAGAACGGTTCGGCAAGACCACCGAGGGCGTCACGAAGGCAATACGGGATCAGCAGGCCGCCCTCGACGACCTACACGAATCCGAGAAAACCGACGCCCAACGCCTCAATGAGGCGACGAAGCGCTCGTTGGAGCGGATCCGTAACATCCGGAATGAGACCGCTGCGTCACTTGACCAGGCAATCGCGGAACTTGAGGTTCAACGGGTGCGCGCGCAGGCACCGGGCCAGCGTGGGGAGAACGCCAGTCTCGGGCTCGAAGCCGCGTCCGGACGCGTTGAGGCGTTGCGCAATAAGCTCGCCGCAAACCGGAAAAGCATCGCCGACGCAGAACGGGCTTACAACGAGTCGCGGGCGCATATTGGTATCGAGCAGGCAAACCGGGCGGCAGAAGCCGCCGCCACCGCTGAAGGTCGCATCCAGAGCCAGTACGAGGCGCAGAAAAAGGCGCTGCAGGACCGCTACGAGACCGAGATCAAGGTCACGAAGGAGCAGGGCAAACAGGTTGCTCTATCGAATCAGCTCGGCGCCAGCCTGAAGAAGCTCGCTCAGGACCGTGACGCTGCTTTGAAACGGGCGCAGGAGGACAAGCGCGCGCCCAAGGCGACTGACGCCGACACGACGCCCTTCCTTCGCCCGGTGGATGGTGGGCGCGTCACTGGAAGATTTGGCGAGAAGCGGGGTGGCCGCCTCCATCAGGGCACCGACATCGCCGTCCCTGTGGGCGCCAGCGTGTCAGCGGCGGCGGGCGGCACGATCATCGAATCGGGTACCCTGCCCGGCTACGGCAACGTCATCATCATCGATCACGGCCGCGGCACGACCACTCGCTACGCCCACCTGAGCAAACTGCTCGCGGGCAAGGGCGACGTCGTCGACGCCGGCCAGGTCATTGGTTTGTCCGGTGGTGCCAAGGGCGCGCCGGGCTCCGGCAATAGCCAGGGTCCCCACCTCCATTACGAGGTTCGCAGGGGTGGCCGCCCGGTTGATCCGAGCGCCGGCGCCTTCCCCATCGATCCCGCCACTGCGCGTCGCTCCAACGAGAAGGTCCGCGACGACTTCAACAAGCTGATGGACGATCTGCAAGGCGACGCGGACCGCGCGCGCGAAAGGATCACCCAGAGTTTCACCGCGCTGGAAGACAGCCTCGACCCGGCCGCAAAATCGGCTCGGGAATTGGCCGATCAGATCCAGACGATCGAGAACGCCAGGCTCATCGGCCTGATCAGCGACAGCCGCGCGCTCGAACTGCGCCTGGCCGCGGTTCGCAAGCAGATCGAGCCCGTGGTCAAGAAGCTCGAGGCAATTGGGCGCGGCACCGCGAAACGCGTCGAGGCTGGCCAGAAGGAAGCGTCCGATCAAGCGCGCGAACATGCCGAAAACCAGATCTACCAGCTGGCCGATCTTTACGAATCACTCTTCACCGGCGGCACGAAGAACCTGTGGGAGGAGTTCAAGCGCCAGGGACTTCGCGCGCTGGCGATCCTCGCGGCGCAGAAGACGTTCGAGCTTATCACGGGCAAGAAGGCGCCCGGTGGAGCTGGCGGCGATGGGATTGGAGACGCGATCGGCTCCATAATTGGAGCAATCGGCAGCGTGCTCCGTGACGGCAGCGGCAGCAGTGGGACAAAGGCCAAACTCGGCAGCTACAAAGCTGGCCTGGGTCGCGCGTCAGGTGGTTACGTCGGACCGCATTCGATTCACCCTGTCAATGAGTCCTCGGGTGGCGTCGAGCTGCTTCGGATGGGCCCGCAAGGTGGCGAGATCATCCCGCTCGGCCAGACCAAGGCCGCAACCCCAGCCGCAGGCGGCGTGACGCTCCAGCAGACAATCAACATTGACAGCCGAGGCTCGGTCAACCCGGCCGGATATACCGAGCACATCAAGGCTGCGGTTCGGCAGGAGACCATCCAGATTGTCGCGAAAGCGAGCCGCGCGACATTGAACGCGGTGCCGGGACGCCTCGCCAGCTTCCAGACCGACGGCACCTGACGGCGGTAATTGTGCCTCGCCTGCCACGATAGCTCCAGGACGTGGCGGACCATCGCGAGAGCTTCATCGTCTATATCGCCTGTGACCCGGCCGCCTTGTTCTGGACGGGTGTAGGGCTTCTGCCCCTCATCGCGGATGCGGTGCTGCCGGAGCCGATGACCGCATTGGGCGCTGGAACGCTGGTCAACATCCCTGATTTCCAGCAGCTTATGGATGGCACCGCGGAGCGCCTCCAATTTATCGTCTCCGGGGTCAACGATGAGACCCTGAGGCTCGCGTTCGACGACGCACCATCGGTTCGCAATGCATTGGCATGGCTCGGCCGGATCACCTTCGACAAGGACTGGCAGCAAACTGGCCCGATCGAATGGGAAGCGATGTTCCAGGCTCGCGAGCTGACCATCAGCCGCACCAGCGATGGGAATGCGACCAGTCAGGCAATCTCGTTGACGGTGGTCGGCGGAGATTCCGCGCGGTCGCGCTCGATCAATTCCTATTTCACGGACGCGGACCAGCGTCGTCGCTCCCCCACCGACGCGATTTTCAGCCACGTCGCCGGCATCACCGCCGGCACCTCGCGCCGTTGGGGGCCTCGGTGAACGTCGCGGACTTCCTATTCGAGGCCGCGAACGATCGCCGGCCATGGAACTGCTCGACACTCCCCGCCGACTGGTGCCTCACGCTTGGGCATCCCGACTTCGCGGCCGGGTGGCGCGAAACAATCGAAGAGACCGAATGTCAATTTGCGGCCGCCGCCGGCCTGGTGGCCCTTTGGAATGAGGGCATCGGAGACGCGCTCCCTGCCGCGCCCGACAATCTGCGCGCGGGTGACATCGCAGTTATCAGCAGGCTGGGCCTCGAAGCCGGAGCGATTTTCGACGGCGAGCGCTGGGCGCTGCGCACTGCGCGCGGTCTGATCTTCGCCATGCTGCCCGGGGATTCAATCCTCAAGGCGTGGAGGCCGTAATGGGTAAGACGCTGGGCACGATCATAACCCTTGCCGGAGCTGTCGTAGTAAACGTCGTGCCCGGCCTCGGTCAGCTCGCGAGCGCAGCCATCCTGCTCGGCTCCGCGGCGATCGGCGCGGTGGTGTCCGGCATGGGTGCTTCGCCCAAGCCTGAATCTGCGTCCACCGCCCAGAAACAGCCGAGGCCGCCTCGCGTCTCCGCTTACGGCAAGGGCCGGCTCTACATGAACTACGCCCTTTTCGAGACCGGTACGAACGGTCATGCCGTTGATGTCGGCGCCATACATGACGGCAAGATGGATGGAGTGATCCAGCTCTATCTCAACGACGACAAGGTCACGCTGTCGGGCGACTATGTCCAGGCCGGTGCCGATGGCCGGTACGGCAACGACAACATCCGTCTGCTCTACACCAATGGCTCGAGCCCGGGCACCTGGTTCTCTGCGGTCGGCGCGATCGTGCCCGGCTGGACGAGCAATCACCGAGGCGATGACGTGGTGATGCTGGCGATGATCGCCAAGAATGTGAAGCAGGAGAACTATCTCAAATTCTACCCGAACGGCGCGCCTATTCCCTCCATTGCAGCGCGGTGGCAGCTCTGCCCCGATTTCAACGAGGACCAACCCTTTGACGAGACCGGCTGGACCTGGACCGAAAACCCAATCCGCCAGCTCGGCCATTACAAGCTGGCCCACGAGGCACCAACGCCAACGCTTCCGATTGACGATCCGGACTATGCCGCGGAGATGCTTGCTCTGCGCGAGGCCTATTATCTGGCGAAGATCGCCCCGACGCTGAGCTACTGGCGGGCCGCCCAGGACATTTGCGATGAGGCCGTGCCACTGAAGGCGGGTGGGACCGAACCCCGGTATCGCAGCTGGGTCGCGCACAAGCACACCGATCCGCACAAAGCAGTCAATGCGGCGATTATGGCGACCTGCGACGGTTGGATTTCGCCCAGGGCGGATGGCGCGCTCGTGGTTTATGCAGGCAAGCATTACGAGCCGACGGTTACGATCGGCCCAGCAGATATCGTCAATTTCGAATGGAACGGTGTCGGGGTCGACGACGACAAGGCGGTCAACGAGCTGGTCTGTTCCTATGTGTCGGCCGACCACGACTATAACAGCGTTGAAACCGACGCATGGACCGACGAGGCCGACATCCTCGAGCGCAGCCAGGTCCTAAGCGACTCTCTCGAATTGCCGGTTCCAAGCCACGGCCAAATCCGACGGCTCGCGAAGCGCCGAATGGCGAAGACCAACGCGCTCCACCGTGGAACCGTCACTACCAATATCAATGGGCGGGCGGTGCGCGGGGAACGCTTCATCTATCTGCTCATGGTGGTCGGCGGCCGAACCTATTTCGATGGGGTCGCTGAAATTACCGGGCTCACGCGGAACATTGAGACGGGAGGCGTCACCTTCTCGTGGATCGCCGCCGACCCGAACATCGATGCTTGGAACGAGGATACCGAGGAGGGCAATCCCGCCGCACTCGGTGATCGCGTCGCGTCGGAACCGCTGGACGCGCCCACCATCGACAGCGTCACACCTACCTACGGCCAGAACACCGCTTATGGCGTACCCGGCGTCAAGCTGACGATAGAAGTCACGGGCCCAGACCGCGACGACCTGACCTGGTTCGTCCGGACCAGAGAGGCAGATGTGGGCGTCGCTTGGCTGGAGCAACGCTATCCGGACGTCGATCCCGGCGCCTCGGTGACCCTGCAGACGGATTTCTTGCCCCTGGCCGTCCTCGATGTCGAAGTCGCTTACAGCACCGGCGATGGCCGTCTGAGCCCGTGGGCGAGCCCCGACGACCCCGTCTCGACTGACGACGCGGTGCCGGCGGACCTGACCGGGCTGAGCGTGAGTGCGAATACCGCCGGCACGCTGATCTCCGCGGATTGGGACAACAGCCTGAACGCGACGCGCTACCTGTTCGAACTGATCGTGGAGCCGTGACATGGGCACGACGGTAGATCCCCCCAACGACAACCCGGGCGAGGGCGAACCCGGCGATCCCGGCTACACGCCGCCGACGGGTCCGAACACCAAGATCGCGCTTGTCGTCACCAGTTCGAACCTCACGCTAACTGAGGACCAGATCGTCGCTGCCGGTGGACCATGGGCTGCGTTCACGATCAAGGTGACCCCGGTCAACGACAACGGCACCGGGGCACCGGGGGAATTCGACTATCCGCCGCCCTGACGGCGGTAATGATGGTGCGGCCTGATGCGTAGCGTCCGCGGCTATGAAGGTATTCCCGATCTGCCTGTTTTCGCCAGACGGTGTCGATGCCGACATCGATCGGCGCACCGTGTCCGGTGGCACCGCGCTCTCCGGTGAGGAGGACCTGATCGCCACGGACGGCGGCGGCCGGGTCTTCGTCGAGTTCAGCAACTTCTATCTCGATGATCCCCAAGTCGCGCTCGCGTACCGCGCGCTCTCGGCCGGCTCGGACGGCGGGGCAACGCCGTTCGTCGTGCCCTTCTGTGATTCCAAGCATCAGCCCACCATCGGGACCATCACGGTCCCGCATAGCGACGACACGCCGTTCTCGGACGATTCCGAATACGAGCAGTTCGACGCGAGCGCGGTCGTCGCATCCGACGCCGCACTGCGGGCGACCGCGATGACGCTGACCGAGATCGAGTTGGCCCGCGATCTCGTGGGCGGCGAATGGTTCACCATCGTCCATCCGGTGCACGGCGACCGCGCCTATCGGCTGATCGAGGTCGACGGCCCGGCCATCAAATTCCGGCCGCCACTGCGCGAGGCGGTAACCGCCGGCACCGCGGTCGATTTCGCGAACCCGCGCTGCGTCATGCGGCTCGACGGCGAGATGCGCTCGCCGGTCACGCTTGGCTTTGCCGACGGCCCCGGAGCGCGGTTCGTCGAGCACTTTCCTGGCCCCGGAGGATATTGATGGGCGCGATTACCGACGCTTTGGCAGCAGCCTTCCGGGACTATGTCACGACCGGCGTCCCCGCATCGGGCGCCCATGAGCCCGTGAAGTCGGAGATCCGCGCGCTCGGCCCGCTCATCGAATCCGCGATCGGATCGACGACCCTCGCCAGTGTCGATGTCACCAAGACGACCAAATCGCTGCTCGATGCCGACCTGGCCCACGACGCCGATTCGACCGCGCTGGTCTATGCCGACAGCACGGATGCGAACAACGACCTCTACATCAAGGTCGGCACCTCGGGCTCGGGCAGCTGGACCAACACGCACGCGCTCTACAACGCCGTGAACGCGCGCGTCGATGACGCGATCGACGAGAACGTGACTATCAACGGCTTGGCCTCGCTGACCGAGCCGGCGACGTCGCTGCTGGGACGCCAGACCGACCCGGCGAACGGCACGACGACCGGCGGCGGTACCGTGGTCGACGTGAACCCCTTCCCCTCCGATGGCCGGATCACCGCGGCCAAGATCTATGGCGGCACCAGCAACGGCACCGTGACGCTGCGGCTGTTCCAGCGCGAAGACGACGGCATCACGTTCACCGCGGTTGGCGACTCGCTCGTCCTCAACGTCACCGCGAACACCCTGAACACGTTCGCCGATCTCGACCTTGCCGTGATCAACCCGGACAAGACCAAGACGCTGCACCTCGGCCATTGGCCGAGCAACGCCGCCGTGGATTACATCACCGAGCCGTCGGCCGTTGGCGGCTTCTATGCCACCGCGGGCGACCAGCCGGTCAGCTTCGTCGATGCCGATGGTCCCGCCGGCCAGGAAATCCAGCACCAATGGCAGTTCACGTTCGAGGGCGTGAAGATCCGCGAGGACACGCTCGTCGTCGCGACCGCGCCGGCGGCCGACGGCAACGACCGGATCCTGCGCACCTTCGAGACGCCCGACGGCATCGTGCGTGCCTCGATTGGGTTCCAGAACGTCGACACCCACGATCCCCAGGCAGGGTTCTTCCGCGTCTATGCGGGCGATGCGCTCAGCTCCTGGGATTTCACGCCATACCAATACGGTTGCGCCGTGGTCGGAAGAGGTCTGCAGGGTGAGACGTTCGAGATGCAGCTCGCATCGGATGACGACCCCACACTCAGTCCGGAATTCTCGATCCGCCATCGCGTCGGCGGTGCCGTCGGCGACAATCTCGGCTCGCGCATCCAGACGCGGAACAGCGCCGACACGGTAGGGTTCGGGTTGAACTTCCGCGTCGACTCCGACCCGCACCTCTGGCTCGAGGACAGCGGGGATACGCCCGCGACGCTGGGCATCTATCACCCGAAGAGCACCGGCGCGATCGTCTCCAAGATCGGCGGCGTCGAGCGCATGCGCATCCATTCCACCGGCATCTTCGTCGCCAACAGCTCGGAGCCGGCCACGCCTACCGGGGGCGGCGTCCTGTTCGTCGAGGCCGGCGCGCTCAAGTTCAAGGGCAGCGGCGGCACGGTCACCACGCTGGGGCCGGCCTGATCATGAACCACGCCCTCACCAAGGAGCTGCCGATGTCCCCGTGGCTGGAAGGCCTGGCCGCGAAATATGGCTGGATACTGGTGGGGCTCACGTTCGGGTTCGCGGCCAAATATGCGCTGCTGATCAAGCGCGGAGTCAGGGTGCAGGCGCGCCTCGTCTTCGCCGATCTCCTGCTCCTGCCGATGGTCGCGCTCATCGCCTATTGGCTCGCCTCGCGCGCCGGGTTCGAGGGCGAGGCATCGGCCCTGTTCGCCGCGTTCTGCACCGTTGGCGCCGATCGGCTGGTCAAGCTCCTGACTGATCGCTTTCTTCAGCGCGTCGACAGCGAGGCCGAGGCGCTCGCCAACGAGATGCTCGGCCGCGCCCGCAACGTCGTGGCGACCGAACAGGCCGGCGCCCGCGTGATCGAAGACACGATCGAAGGCCGCGCGGTGCCGCAGTACCGGACGTTGGACCCGCATCCGCAGCAACCCCGGTCTCGGAGGGATCGATGACCTTGGACAAGGCTGCATTCTACACGCACGTCCGCGCCAAACGGGGGCCGCTCAAGGCCAGTCAGGTGAGCGGCTTCGAGGCCTGCGTCGCCGCTTGTGCGGGGGCACCGCTGGCGCACCAGGCGTATATGCTCGCAACCGCTTGGCATGAGACCGCTGCGACGATGCAGCCGGTCCGCGAAGCCTATTGGCTGAGCGAGGAGTGGCGTCGCGAGCATCTGCGATATTATCCTTGGTACGGGCGCGGCTATGTCCAGCTCACCTGGGAGGGCAACTACATCCGCGCCGACGAAGAGGCGTCGGATGCGGGCTTGATCAAGGCCGGCGAGCTTCTGGGCGATGCCGATCTGGCGATGCGCCCCGACCTCGCCGCCTTCATCATGCGGCGCGGCATGGACGAAGGCTGGTTCACTGGCGTGAAGCTCGGCGCCGTGCTGCCCATGGCAGGCGTCGCGACCCGCCAGCAATACATGAACGCGCGAACGATCATCAACGGGCGGGACAAGGCGGACCTGATCGAAGACTATGCACAGGTCTTCGAGCGCGCGCTCCGCGATGGCGGTCTCTCATGACCCCGCGCGAACAGCTCATCGCCTATCTCGCCACGCTGGCCGCGCTGGTGATAGTGCTCCTCGGGGCAATGATCATCGCCGCCATGGCTGCGGGCATCATCGGCAAGATGGAAGCGTTCGGGCTCGGGACCGTCACCGGCGGCCTGATCGGCGTGCTTCGCATTCCCGCTGCTCGGAGCGCAACCGGCTCGACCGAGACCGGTGACGTGAACGTGAAGCCATGATCGCCTCCCTCACCCTATTCGTCGCCCGCTTCGTCGGCCCCAAGGCCGCCAAGCCTGTGCTGATCGCGCTGGCGGTGGTGGCCGCCGTGCTCGCGCTTGGCGTGGCGAAGTGTGCCTACGACCGCAGCATCATCCGCGCCCACGACACCAAGCAGGAAGCCGAGCTCGCCACCAAGGCCCGCCCCGCCGACGCGAAGGCCGCCGAAGCGCGCCAGGCCACCACCGCCATCATCGCGAACGACACTCAGGAGATCACCAATGCGCTCGCTCCGCTTCCGGATGCCGGCCTCACTCCTCGCCAGCGCGTGCGTGCTTGCACTGTGTGGATGCGGCAGCACCCTGGCGCTGCAAAGCCCGCCGGCTGCTGATCTCGCCCCGTCGCCGGAGCCCATCCTCGACGTGTTGGCGATCCTGAACGACAGCGTGGCCGCTCTCGACGCCTTCGACACCGCGCATGAGGCATGGGGACGCACCGAGCACGGCAAGGTCGTGCGGCTCTGCACATGGTTCCGAGACATGGGCGTGAAGACGCCGGACTGCACCCCGTGACGACGCTGGCGCCCTTCAGCCTTTCGATTCCTGCGCTGGCGATGCGCCGCAGTGCCGGGGCCGCTGCGCCTTCCGCGCCGATCACATCCGCGAACGCGGACGGCATCACGGTCATCCCGCTGGTGCAGACGAACACCTTCTTCCCGGACGACCCCCTGCTCCGCGTCGCGTACACGCCAATCGACAAGGGCTATAACAGCTCCGGTGTCCTGACCGACTTCTCTGACAAGACGCGCGTGCTCATCGGCGGCTTGCGGCTCCATCCCTATGAGAAGGGCAACGCGACCGACTTCAACGTCTACGAGACGGTCGATCGCGAGATCAACGGCGCGAAAACCTACGCAGCCGCGATCAGCATCCCGAACTTCGTGACGACGACGATCCCGGGCCGGTCGAACAATTCCACGCGACTAGCTCCGAAACCGACCATCGCCGCCATCACGACTGACCGCATCACGGTCCGCAACGACGGCTCGGGGCACTGGTACCTGACGATCGATTGGGCGGCCTTCACCTACAAATGGCGCGGCCAGCAGACCTGCCCGTACCTCGAGTATCGCGTGACCGACAGCGCGGGCACGGTCGGGCCATGGAAGCCAGCCACCTGGGTCGACGAGTTCACGGGGCGCGGCGACCGCACCTCGGGCTGCGGCTTCACCGCGACCGAGGACCTGGCGGCCTATGCGGACGGCGTCGGATTCGTCGACTTCCGCGCCTTGCCGGCGATGGGCGACGATCGCTCGATCCGCTCGACGCTGGACACGACCAAGCCGCGCGGCGTGAAGCCCTTCTATTTCCGCAAGAGCAGCGTCGCCGCGACGGATTACTTCATCGCGTCGACCGGCAGCGACAGCAACAACGGCCTGTCGCGCGGTGCGCCGTTCCTCACCGGCGGCAAGTTCCTGAACGCGGCGACGGCCGCCGGCGCGCGCGAAGATGCCGTGCTGAACGTGATGGACAGCGTCGCATGGGGCACGACCGCTGTGACGGCCGACGGGGCGACCACGGCTTACGTCAACATCCAGAAGGATCCGCAGGCCGCAGCGGGCACCGTCGTGCTCAGCTTGCCGAATGCGCAGTATAGCTCGCGCAACAAATATACGCGCTTCCTCAGCCCGAGCCACGAGCTGAAGGTGACGCGAACCGCGGCGGCGTTCTTCCATGGGTTGTCAGGCGGCCGCTTCTGTTTCGATGGCGCGATCATGGACGGTGGCGGCTTCAATGCCCCCTGGACCAACGTCACCGGCACCGAGTTCCATCTCGTCGGCGGCGGCGAGAACCTCAACTATATCTCGGCGTGCTTCGCCGGCACCGCGAACATCAATGTCACGCTGATGCGCGGCCTGAAGATGGACTTCCCGAACGGTGCCGGCATCGGGCAGCACATTGTCTTCTGCTGCGATTTCAACGGCGTTTACCCCAGCAACGGCGGCACCTCCTCCTCGACGCGCATTTGGGCCGGCGCAGGCCTGATTGTCGCGTTCAACCGGATCATGGGAGGCGGGGTCAGCTCCGGCGCCGATCTTATCGAGGTCTACGCGACTGCTGGCGAGACCCTGGTCGATGGCTATGCGATCGTCGGCAACGAGACCGAATGGTCGAAGAATGTCAGCGGCTGCATCCTCTCGGTGTCGCGCGATCCGCCGCACCAATTCGGCACCGAAGGGGGCATTCGCCGCGGCAATATCTTCGCCGGCACAGGCGTCTATGGTCGCGGGAATGTCGAATACGACAACAACAGCGCAGCCTCAGGCAGCGCTACGGTCGTTCGCTATCACATCAGCCTCGACGATAGCGACAATGTCTACGGCCAGCACAATTCGAAGGGTGGCCAGTTCGTTGGGACCAACGATGTGGATATCACCAACGCCCCGCTTCACATCGCAAACATGGAGACGCTGCTCGGTGTCGGCAAAGAGAACAACGTCATCCTCTTCCTCGACGCGGCCGGCGGCCGCTCCCGCGGCCTATACTCCGACACGTTCTCACCTCTCTATGCGGGCTTGAACGCCTATATCGGGACGGCGACGACGACCCGGTTCGACGTGTTCGCCGCATTTACCGGCGTCCAGTTCAACGGCACCACCGCCACGTCTGGGGCCGGCGGTAGCGATCTGCGCGTCAAGAATAGCTCTGCGCCTCAACACCTTCACTCGCCGGTACCATTCCTGCCGCGCACGCTTGGCGGCGGCGTGATCGCTCCTGGCGTCACGCACACCGGCTGTCGCGGGCTGGCGAACTGACCAGCTCGGGCAGGTAGCCCCCGGGGCGGCAAAGAGGCGCCAGCATAGGGGTCGTACCCAACAGGCGGCGCAGCCGATTCCGGCGCATTCACCACAACAGGCGACGGTTCAACTCGCCATATTAAGCACGAGGGCGGGCCCTCTGAAATATGGACGCTCCGATGATCTGAGCCCCAAAGGATTGCCACCGATCGCCCGGGCGGTGACCCCAATCGCGACCGCGGCTGACAAGCTAAAACGCCCGGAGGATAGGAGCAAATGAAAACAACTAACAATCAAAATTATCGCATCAATTCACGATGATTATATAATATTAATTACTTATAGACAATATTTACTCCAAGAACATCAGAATTTTTTAGAAAAATTCGAGAATTTGAAGGCAAAGGTATTACAAGTTGCTTTTCTCCTCGCCACATAGGTTTATAATTATCGGTATATCGAGGAGCCTGATCCAGAATAAGTACGTTTCCTTTACTGACCACTTCTTCACCGCGTCGTACAATCGACACCTGAATGTTATTGCTTGTTGTTGCTCCGCAGTTCCGAGAGAAGACAACCGCAACCATGCTCCCATCAGGGCTAGGCGAAATTCCCAATTTCTCATTTTGACATGATGGTTCCGTGCTGCATGCAGCAAGTAGAGTGGCAGAAAGTGCCGTTGCTAAAGAAATTCGCATTTTAGCAGCCATTCCTTCTATCTGCGATACCACGTTTGATCATTTCCTGATCATTGGGGTCGTCTCCATAAGGCGGCTTCCCACCGAAGAGACCGTATGTTCCGGGATTGCCCCATCCAGGCTTGGAAGTGCCCGCCGCAATTTGGGCCTGCCCCGCTTGTTGCAGTAGAAAATCAGGTGATACACCCATGGCTAGGCCCGTATAGCCATAGTTGTAATTTCCAAAATTTTCAAAACCGCGATCATACTGTTTATAGTCCCACGGCCCTCCGTTGCGGACTTGCGCCCGGAACCACAGCAAGTTCGTCGGACTCCACATGTAGGCTGCCGCTTGCTCACCATTGATCCGAACCTGGTTTGCTAGCTCTTGCGCGGTAATGCCCGGAACGGGCACCGCCGGCGGTCCATAGCATTTTGCGTTTGGCGACGGCAACGCCGAGAGACCACGTCCGACCCCGGGCATTTCTCGCGAGTAACCACGTGGCAAGGAAATTCCGGGAAGAATCGGTCGAACATCCCCAGCTTCAGGCATGCAAACGGTACGATGAGCCGGACCGCCAGGAAGGCCTTCAAAATGACTAGTGCTTTCATATGACTGGGTCCAGCACTGCACCAATCCAGACGGATCGCTATCGTTTACTGGGTCTCCGCTTACGTACCCGTACATGTTCATTCCGCCACCATATCCGATGGGGTCGGTCTGCATGAATCGGCCGAGCGTAGGCGAGTAGATGCGGGCCTTGTAGTAGTACATGCCCAGTTCGGGCAGCCAAGCCTGGCCGGTGTATTGGAACCGTCCGATATTGGCGCTCGTCGGGATGCCATATTCGTCATACCGGTTGATCCCACCCGAGATGACGTTGCCCGCACTGTCGGTCACCGCCACCACCGATCCACGCTCGTCGGCATGCAACCAGCGGCGGTCGCTTGTTCCCGAACCTTCGTACCAGACAAGCACTTCATCGGCGCCAGGCCCGAACACGTAACGCTTCAAGATACTTCCCGACGGATTGCCGATCTCGGCTGCCATCTGGCCGCCGTCGTAGATGAACCGCGTCGAGACACTGGTGTCGTATTCGATGATCCGACCGAGGCTATCATAGTATAGGGACGCGCCGGGCGCGCTCTTCAGCAGATTTTCAGACGAGTAGGTAAAACTGTTGCCACCCGATGTCGTGAGATTGCCGCGTGCGTCATAGCCGAGGCTCGTCGAGCCCGCCGTGGTGAGCTGGTTCAGCCCATTGGGCACATAGCCGCGATCGATATTGTAGTGCCCGTTCCAGGCATAGGTGTCGTTCGACCGCGTCACGGACCCGATCTGACTTCCCGGATTGTAGGTGAAGCCATGGCTGAAGTCGTAGCTCGAGCCAGCCAGATCCTGCGTAAGGGTGCCCAAACGCGACACCGCATCATAGCCATAGCTTGTTACCGTCCCGTTGCCGCGCGTCAGGCTCGTGCGATGGCCGAGATTGTTATAGGCATAAGTGGCGAGCACGCCCACGCCGGAGGCTGCGCCATTCTCGCGGACCGCAGTCATCTCGCCAGTCGTCAGATAGTCATAGCTGACGTAAAAATTGTCCGGCCAGGTCATGCGCGTGCGCCGGCCGGCCAAATCATATTGATAGCTGATCGTGCCGAACGGCTGTCCGTCGCTGGTGAGCCTGCCCAGCGCATCATAGCCGAAATTCGATACCACCCCGTCTCCGGGCCGCGAGCTCTGGGTCACCCTGCCCAGATTGTCGTAGGCGTAGGATACGTCAAACTCGCCGGTCGGCATGTCCTTCAGGGTTAGGCGATTGAGCGCGTCGTAGGTGAAGTCGATGTGCTTGGAGCTGTCGGTGCTATACCCCCGCAACCGACGGCTGGTGACGTTGCTTCCGCCATCATAGCCGAGCTGCTCGTAGTCGGTGGTTGAACTGATGCCGGAACCCTTGGTCGTCCCGGGATAGCGGGTCTTCGACAGCCGATCGAACCCGTCATATTCATAAGTGGTCGTATTGTTTTCAGCGTCGGTCACTGTCGCGAGCTTGCCGTTGCTCGAATAAGTGTTGGTTGTCTCGTCCGACTGATTTCCGGTGCCATAGGCGACCTGCACCTTGGTCACCTGACCGGCGATGTCGTAGCTGTATTTGGTGACACGATCCGGCCCTTTCGGGCCGTTGGTCTGCAGCGGTGCGCAACTGCTCGCCTGCGGCCCCCATTGCGCGGGATCCATATATTGGATGCTGCACGAAAGCTGGCCGTCGGCGTCATAGACATTGTCGAGGACTGCATAGTCAACGCCGTTCGACCAGAGCGTCTGGCGGATCACGCGGCCCGCCAAATCGTACTGGCTGGAACGGCGATAGGCCTCGGCAAAACTATTCCAGGCGGTGTCCGACTGATCGGTCACTGTCCCTACAGCTTCGATCGTCACGCGTCCGTTGTCATCGCGGGTCAGCTTCTGCGCACGCGGTATGAGCGAACCGCCACCATCCGGATCAGGGTTGGTGACGCCCACCAGCTCGCGGTCGGCGTTGTAGCGGTAACGCGACGTGTCGGCAGTGCCAGCGAGCGGACCATCGACCGTTAGAACATCGCCGACATCATTGTAAGCGGCGCTTGTAGTCGCGCTCAACGATCCGTCGCCTGCTCCAACAGTGGTAGAAACCGGCAGAAGGTTGTTGCCCACCCCCGCAGTCTGCGGGCCATAGCCGATTGTGGTTTTCACCTCGTCGGCGCCGCCCGCGCAGCTTGCCGTGGTCCGGCATGCGGAAATACCCGTCACCTTGTACACAGGCAGACCCGATGCAACGATCGACGCCCCGTTCTTGTAATAAGCCTGCAGCGAGGAATAGGAGTAGCGCGTCTGCGGTCGCGTTGCCCCGGACGTCGGAGCCGGCGCGGTTACCGTCAGTACGCCGCCATGTACGGGATCGTAGGTATAGTCGGTAACGTTGCCGCGCGGATCCGTCGTGGTGGATGGCTGGTTGCACGTCACCACATTGCCGCAAGGCGAGGGAAAAGTCGCCGAGGCGACGATATCGCTTAATCCCGTCCCGGCTTTGGCGACGGAGCGCCGTTGGGTAATGTTGCCGCGAGAATCGTAAGTGTATTTAGTGTAATTTCCCTCGGGTTGAGTGACATACTCTACGCGTCCAGAGGGATCATATTGCCAACTCGTGGTCTTGCTCAGTCCGTTCGTGTAGGATTTGAGGCGGAAATTCGCTATGTCGAATACATAGCTGGATATCAGTGTTCCGTTGCGAGTAATGGTTGTGGTACGGGTGGTCGAAGTGTCTGTATAGCCGTAGACGTAATTTACGCTGCCACGCGTTACCGAAGAAACCTTCCCGCTACCGTCATATCCGATGGTAACATCGTCGGTCGTGTGACCCGGATATCGCAGTCCGGTGACCCGGCCGCTGGTGAAGGCCAAGGTGGTTACGCGGCCCAAAGCGTCGGTAAATGTATTCCCCGGATATGGCGTGCCCGCAATTGTGAGCTCCGGCGTGACCGAAGTTACGGTGCAGCTATTGGCCTGATCGTCGCACGCATCGATAACCCTGTTGAACGATTTTACCTTTGCCAGGGTCAGCCAATTGCTTAAATTCAGCTGGGTTCCAGCGACATCTGTTTTATATTGAAATTTTATACCGTATCCTTGACTACTGTTAACCGTCTGAAGGCGAAGTGCGGACGTATACGAAACGCAGCCAGCTCCTCCAGTATAGATACAAGGGGTTTCATACCGGTATTTGTAGGTCAAAGTCTCACCGCTAGGGCGCTTTACAGTCGATACCGAGGCGATACCTTGGTCAATATTCGCCGTTGCGCTGTATATCGTTAGAAACACCGCCGTGGTGCCATCAGGCATAGTATAATCGTACTCGCCGGCATTGGGATGCGTCAGCGTCGAGCCGGAACCGCTATCTGATGTATACACACCCCCGGACAAGGTGAATGTTTCGCTCCCACCGCCGAGACTCACCATATATTTGGTTCCGTCGGTCGATATGGTGCCCGCAAGCGATTTGCGAAGTGCGGTGCCCTCCACAGTGAGCGTCAGATTGAGCGCGTCGGACTTATTTGAACCGATGGAGACCGAAGGAAGCGCGACGATCAACGATCCTCGGGAAAGATCCACGCCGTTTTCGTCCACGGTCGAAACGGTGGGGGGCGGAGGCACGTTTGTTTGCGCCGCGGCGCGCTGCGCCATGATCGGCAACAACGACACGGAAACGAGCAGCAAACGCGCGAGCAGTTTGGCAACGGCTTTCCCGCCGCCGGGGCGCAGCGCCCTGACGTTATTCAGCATTGTCGGTTCTCCGAACCTAAAGGATCAGCAAGCCTGTGGAATCAGAAAGGAAGCCGCGCCTCAGGGCGGCGGCGCATTGGGCGAATTGGTGACCTTCACATTGGTCCGGTTGTTCGCCTTGTCATGGGTATAGTCATAGGTGACATTGTTGTTCACCGTCCCCGTGCGCACCACCTTCACCAGGCGGCCCTTCGCATCATAGGTGTAGGTGACCGTTTCGCTCGCCATGGCAGCGCTTGCGACGCAAACCCCCACCAGCCCGAGAATCGACGCGATCCGTCGCCGCATACGCTTGCCCCCACCGCAATACGGCATCGAAACGACTCGATCCAGTGCGGTATCATCAGAAGACCTGATAATTGGCTGCACGACAACAACATTTTTGCGTCTGGAAACTTCCAAAATGGGTTGAATTAGCTTCAGTTTGCGATGCTGATCTCGCGACCCGTTGGGCGACCAAGCAGCATGGGAGACTTCGGCATACGTTGAGGTCGTTCGCACAAACCTCTTTATATAGCGCGTGACAGAACGAGCCACTCGACTGATAGCAATCGTTCCTTATATGTTCCATAAATGCGAGTCGGCGAATATATCGAGAAAACCAATTGGTTGGCCCATCGCTGGCCCATCGTGCTGGAGACCTCTCCATACGGCCGATGGGTTGTTCATGTCGCCAAGGTGGAAGGGCAGCGTGTCGGCCAGCGCACATCCCGCGAAGAATATGACACCTGGTACGGGACCGCCAAGCCGCAGTGTCTGGCACGCTTTATCGCCTCACGACGCCTCGATCAGCCCATCGCACTGGTGATCGCGGGAGAGTATCGCCTGGGCCGTATCCCGCCTGAGCTGTGGTGCGGTTACGACGCGATGGAGCTATTGGACGAGCCGCAGGTGACGGTCCTCTCCGCAAAGGCGCGGGCGATGTTTCCAGACTGGCCACAAGCTGTGATTCGCGTCGTTCGAAGGGGCGAACTGGGCGGCCTGGGCCTCAAAGCTGCTCTGTCCCCATCGGGGCCGCGGCTGCGCGTGGTCGCATGAAATGGCGCGCTACAACCAGAACGGTGGCACGATCGCGACCACCTTGTTCGAAGTGGCGGCGTATCAGCACACGTTGAAAGCGAGCTGTCCGCGTTGCGGGCATGATGCGGTGTTCAGCGGGCACGCCCTGTGGTGGCTATTCCAGCGAAAGCACTGGGGCGATCATCTCGACCAAGTGCGCGAGCGCCTGAAATGTACAAGATGCGGGCGCAAGGATGTGCGGATCACGGTCGGGTACGAGGCGCCTACCATCACAAGCCTGCCTATGCCGCAGGAGGGCGAGTGGAAGCGCGCGGTTAGTCGTTATCGGAGCTGAGCGGCGAACTGCAGCTAACGCCCCAATTTCGGCCGCTGGGTGTAACTGCCGGTGCCACTGAAAGCGGCCGTTCACCTTAGCTCTATAGCCGTACGGACCAACCAGTTGCGGCGATCGATTTTGAAGGGCAAGCTGGGTCTATGAAGGTCTCCGGTCTAGTAATCTTACTCCTCGCGTCATCATTTGGAGCGCCGTTGGCGGCTTCTGCCGCGACTTCTGATGGTTGTGATCTGGGCAAGGTTCAAACTATCGGGGAGTTGCAGGCCATCCTGAGCATTCGTGCGGTAGACGCGGTGCGGTTGGCTGCGGCACCTTCTGCAACCGATCGACGTTTGGCCCAGTTGGTCTCGTCTTCGGCGCAATTCTCGTCGGGTGGCGGAGATGTCGGCCTTCCGATGGGCACGGGCGTGGAAGGATTGCGTGCCCTTACCAAACACATGAACGCTGCTTCGTTCCACTATTATGGCTGGGACGGAATACCGACGCCCGTCCAAAATGTCTGTGGGGTGCAAAAGGTCGACGTTGAATTCATCGATGCGACCTCACGGAATGCCTTCCCTGTGACTTTTACATTTGAGGCGGGGCGGATCGTGGCGGCGGCGGGCTGGCGAAGGTCACTTGAAACAGGTCAAATCGATCGCAACCGCGATTAG